TGGCAAGAACGCAAGGCTTCTGGTTATGCAATGCCAGATGTGACCAAGCAAAAACTTGCAGCCTATGAGAGAACGCCAGAGACTCGCGCCAAGATGAGTGCAGCCGCCAAATCTCGCACACGCACATTGCGTGATGACGAGACAAAGCAGAAAATCGCAGGCAAGACGGCAAGTTCGTGGCAAGACCCAGTTGTCCGTGCGAAGCGCCTTGCATCCATGCAACTGGCCCGAGAGAAACGCAAACAGGAGAAGGCACCATGCCCATGACCAAAGGTTATTCGAGCAAGTCCATCGGCAAGAACATCAAGATGGAAAAGAAGGCAGGCAAGCCAATGAAGCGAGCCGTGGCCATCGCTCTCAGCACAGCCGAGAAAGCAGCCAAGGCAGCAGGCAAGCCCAGCAAAGCACCCAAGAGGGCCATGAAATGAAACCAGGTCTCTACGCCAACATCAACGCCAAACGCGCACGCATCGAAGCAGGCAGCAAAGAAAAGATGCGCAAGCCCGGTGCCAAAGGCGCACCCACAGCCGCAGACTTCAAAGCCGCAGCCAAGACCGCCAAGCCCATGAAGAAAAAGGCTAAGTGATGCAGGAAAAGATCCTCACCCCAAAATACGCAAAGAACCGCAAGCCTGTGAAGGTGCGCAAGCCCTCCAAGCCCATCGACGGCATCAACCACCGCCTGCTGCGCGAGCAAGCAGAAGCAGCAGCCCAGACACAAGCCCAGGCCGTGGAAGTCGTGGACACAGCTCCAGAAGACAACGCAGCCCCCACCCGCGCAGAGCTGGAGGCCAAGGCCAAAGAACTCGGCATTCGCTTCGACGGTCGCACTGGGGACAAAAAACTGGGACAATTGATCCAGGACAGACTGTCCGCGCCAACTGGAGAATGACAATGGGATGGACCAAGCGCCAATTTATCGAGCAGGCCTTCGACGAGATCGGGCTGGCCTCCTACGCCTTTGATCTCACACCAGAGCAAATGCAATCCGCCCTCCGGCGCTTGGATACCATGATGGCCGCATGGAACGCCCTCGGCATCCGCCTCGGCTACCCTCTGCCATCCAGCCCCCAGGACAGCGATCTCGACGAGCAGACCAACGTGCCCGACAGCTCCAACGAGGCCATCTACACCAACTTGGCCATCAAGCTGGGCCCGTCCTACGGCAAACAGGTTATGCCAGACACCAAGGCCACAGCCAAAGAGTCGTACAACACGCTCCTGTCCCGCGCAGCCATGCCAGTGCAGCAACAATTGCCCAGCACCATGCCAGCAGGCGCAGGCAACAAGCCCTGGCGCGTCTACGACAACCCTTTCATCCGTCCGCCCGTCGATCCAGTTCTGGCCGGTCAAGATGGCCCCATCGAATTCAACTGAGGAACCAATATGCCAACCATCAATCAACTCTCTGGTGTCAGCCAGGTCTCTGGCGGCGACCTCTTGCCGGTCTACGTCTCCAACAACGGCGACGCACGCAAGGTCTCGATCACCCAGCTCCTGCAATACTTCCAGCAGGTTTTTGCATCGCCAACGGTGGCAGTAAACTTGTTTGTTCCAGGCTCTGGCTTCAATATCACTGTTCCAACACCAGTTGCAGAACAGCAATGGATGCTTTTGCAGCCAGCTGGAACCCTTGCATCTGGCACGATCACGCTTCCATTGAACACGGGTGTGCCAGACGGTACACAGGTGCTGATCACCACCACGCAACAGATCACATCTCTGACACTTGCTTTAAATGGTGCATCTGCCATTTACGGCTCGGTAACTTCGCTGGCTGCTGGCACAGCAACAACGCTACGCTTCTACCAAGCGACCAATTCTTGGTATCAGATCAACGCTGAAACGGTCTACGCTGCTGGCATTCAGAATTGGATGGCCACACCATCTAGCGCAAACCTGATTGCTGCAATGACAGACGAAACTGGCACAGGTTCCTTGGTATTTGCAACCAGTCCGACATTGGTAACACCAATTCTTGGCACACCATCATCAGGAACCCTGACTAACTGCACTGGTTTGCCAATTTCCACGGGTGTTTCGGGTTTAGCTGCAAACGTAGCGACCTTTTTAGCAACACCATCGAGTGCAAATTTGGCGGCTGCGCTAACAGACGAAACAGGCACAGGCGCAGCAGTATTTGCCAACACTCCAACATTGGTAACCCCAAACATTGGCGCAGCTACGGGCACAAGCCTTACAGCCACTGGCGTGATTGCATCAACTGGCACGGCTGGTGTTGGCTATGCCACAGGCGCAGGCGGCGCTGTCACCCAAGGCACAAGCAGAACCACTGGCGTGACGCTGAACAAAACATCTGGTGCAATCACGCTTTTCAGCGCCGCAGGAACTACCAGCGCAACCACTTTCACTGTGACCAACAGCACGGTGGCAGCAACTGATGTAATTATCCTGAACCAAAAGTCAGGCACTGATTTGTATGACTTGATGGTCACTGCGGTGGCGGCTGGCAGCTTCAACATCACATTCCGCACCACTGGCGGCACAACCACTGAGCAGCCTGTTTTCAACTTTGCAGTCATCAAGGCTGTTGCAGCGTAATGGCCACCAAAGACACACGCCTTGCCCGTGCCGGTGTTGAGGGCTACAACAAGCCCAAGCGCACGCCATCGCACCCTACCAAAAGCCACGTCGTCGTGGCCAAGTCGGGCGACGAAATCAAGACCATCCGTTTTGGTCAGCAAGGCGTGTCTGGCTCTCCCAAAAAAGAGGGTGAGTCCAAAGCCAGCCAAGCGCGGAGAGAATCATTTAAAGCTCGGCACGCTGACAACATTGCCAAGGGCAAACTGAGCGCAGCGTACTGGGCCAACAAGGTCAAGTGGTAAGCCATGCAAATTCCAATCCTCAACGGCATCTATGCCGACGCCACCCCAGAGCTGCGCACGGCCTATCCGGTCAACATGGTGCCAGTGCCAAAGCAGTCAGGCATCAGCAATGGCTTCCTGCGCCCTGGTGATGGCATTGTGGCCAACGGAACAGGCCCAGGCACAGACCGTGGCGGCATCAACTGGAACGGCATCTGCTACCGAGTCATGGGAACTAAGTTGGTGTCCGTGGCCAGCAACGGCTCAGTGACCGTGCTGGGCGATGTCGGTGGGCCAGTCAACAGCCTGGTGACATTCGACTACAGCTTTGATCAGCTGGCCATAGCCAGCGGTGGGCGTTTGTACTACTGGAACGGCACACTCACGCAAGTGACAGATCCAGACCTCGGTCTGGTGTTGGACGTTGTGTGGGTGGACGGCTACTTCATGACCACCGACGGCGAGTTCTTGGTCGTCACTGAACTAACAGATCCCACTCAGGTCAATCCCCTGAAATACGGCAGCTCCGAGGTGGACCCAGATCCAGTCGTCGCCCTGCTCAAGCTCCGCAACGAAATCTACGCCCTCAACCGCAACACCATCGAGGTCTTCGACAACGTAGGCGGCGAGCTGTTCCCCTTTGCACGCATCGACGGCGCTCAACTCCAAAAGGGCGTGGTCGGCACCTTTGCCTGCTGCGTCTACATCGACCGCATCGCCTTCTTGGGCAGCGCAAGAAACGAAGCCCCAGGCATCTACGTCGGGGCTGCGGCCACTACCCAAAAGATCAGCACCCAAGAGATCGACGAACTGCTCCTGACCTACACAGAGGCGCAACTGGCCACCGTCAAGTTAGAAGCACGCAATGACAAGTCACATCAGCACCTCTATGTGCATCTGCCAGACCGCACCGTGGTCTATGACGCATCCGCATCCGAGGCGCTTGGCGAACAGGTCTGGTTTACCCTCACCACGACCGTGGTCGGCTTCTCACAGTACCGCGCACGCAATCTGGTCTGGGCCTACGATAAGTGGCTGGTCGGCGACCCACAAAGCAGCGCCATCGGCTATCTGGTACAAGACACCGGCCATCACTGGGGCCAGCAAGTGCGCTGGGAATTCGGCACCATCATTGCCTACAACGAAGGCAACGGCGCGATCTTCAACCGCCTTGAGCTGGTCAGCTTGACCGGCAGCGTGGCACTGGGCACCAACCCCCAGATCAGCACCAGCTACAGCACCGACGGCCTTGCATGGAGTCAGGATCGCAGCATCACCGTGGGTACGATCGGCAACACTGCCAAGCGCCTTGCATGGTTTCAGCAGGGCCACATGCGTAACTGGCGCATCCAACGCTTCCGTGGCGACAGCGACGCGCACGTTTCCTTCATGCGCCTTGAGGCACAAATCGAGGCATTGGCATACTGATGGCTACCGCACCAGTCTCCCGCAGGCTCAACCTGACCCGCGACCAGCTCGCGCAGTTCCTGACCGACCAGCAGCAGATCAGACAGTTCGAGCTGCTGTTTTCTGTCGTTGATGAGCTGCAAGTCATCACCGGAACCGACTTCGAATACCAGGCAGACACAGCAGCGGCCACCGCAAACGAGGCGCTGGCCCAGATCAGCCGCTTGGCCGCAGCCGTGGAACTGCTGGCCTCTGCCCCTGTAATTCAGAACAACAATTCGGTTGTGACCGATTACATCGACCTGCCAGAAGATGGACCACACGTCACGCAAGCCCGTCGCGTGCAATGGAACCAAGACGACGGAACGGTTGACATTGGTTTGAACGGCGGCAGCGTCCTGCAAGTTGGCCAAGAAATGATGTACTACGCCAAGAACACCAGCGGCGCAACCATTGCCAACGGCACGCCCGTGATGTTTACCGGCACAGTTGGCGCATCTGGCAAGTTGACGTTCGGCCTGGCAGTTGCGGACGGATCA